TTATTGTTGTTTTGTAAGGGTGAACTTTCGTTTATATTTGTAGGTATACTTCTTCTTAAGCTCCCTCAAATTGAAATTTCCTGTATCTACACTCTCTTTTGTCATGGCATCTACATCTACCATGTCATCATATCTGTAATCAATTACTTCGCCTGTTAACTTATCTCCTTCAAGAGTGTAGGAAGCATATGGTACATTTTTTTCCACATCTACTATCTTGTTATCTTTTATCTTATAATCAAACCTATTTATGAATGAGCCATTAGAATGATAAAATGTAACATGATATGTATGAAGAATTTCACTCAAGCATTCAAACTTTACACGTGCTTTTGTATAATCATTATTATAATTGATGAAATTTAATTTCTCATCATTTTCTTTAAGTAGTTCGATAAGTCTAGCTTGGTTCTCTTGTTTTTCTGCAACAATTTCATATGTACCAACCCATGTTCCCACTAATTTACTTTCAAGAGGCACCTGATTAGTAATATTATCCCCATCATTCCCCCCTTTATTATCAAGAGTTTTGTTGTCATCTTTTGAGCAGGCCACAACACTCAAGGCTGTAACCGCTAGTAATAAAATTTTCTTTATCATAATTCAAAAATTTAAAAGATTAATTAATCGTTTTTCTTCTGCAAAAATAAGCATTTATTTTTTACTATCAAGTATTTCTTCTAATTTTTTATTGCGTTCTTGTAATTCCTTAAATTCCTTTTCTCTCTTGGTTAGTATTCCCAATAACACCCTTACTTTGTTTAGTAATAGTCCCAATATTGCAGAAAAGAAAAGGAATATTAAAGTCAGTACTAAAAAATACTTTACCAATACTTTCATCTCCTGATAGAATATAAAGTGTTCCCTAAGATATTCTAAGGAGTAAAGCGGTCTAATAAGTACCCATAGAGAAAATCCTAATAATAGTAAAAACACTATATATAGTATAAATTCCCCATTTTTTTCAAGAAATTGCTTTAGTTTAGTTCTTTTTGTCTTCATGATATTCTTCCAATATTTTAAGGGTGAGTTCCAATTTTTCTCTATACATTTGTACGACAAAGGTTAACATTTCTATATAGGTATCTATTGTATCACTACCATTCCTATTATCCTCTGCAAGAGCTTCTATTTTGGTATGAACAAGTATGTCAGTTAAGAGATCTATATCTCCCTGAGAAAGGTTGCTTTTCATATCTAAGCCAACCCCCTCCGCTTCTTTTGCGAGTTTTACAGAAAATCCTATTTCTTTAAACTCTTTCTGTGGTGTTTCTTTTATTGTTTTCATTGTTTACTAAAATTCGTTATTTTTAGAAAGTTACTCATCTATTTGCATTTCGTCTATTTGCGTTTGGGCTATCCATTTTTTCACTATGTAAGAGCCTTTAATAAGTTTTCTTGAAAAGCCTTTGTATAGGTTCCCTGTCAAAGGGCTTTTACCTACATCAATGGTAGGAAGTAATTTACTAACGATTTGTTCAAGGGTATCCAAATCAATATTCATCTCATCTATAAGGATATTTTCAATTTGTTCTGTGCACTCATCAGCTTCTTCATAGTCCTCATATTCTATACCTAAAATGGTACAAGCTAACTCTTCTATATATATAGAACTATTTTTTACATTATTTTTTGTCTTCATCTGTTATATATTTTCCACTTTAACAATAAATGTTTTATAATATCTATTTTCGCTTTCTACCTCTTCAAAATATTCGTCTTTTTCTAAGAATTTACCTCTTATTTTTTCACCAGTAGACAACGTTATTTCTTCTATAGGAATCTCTTCTACCATCCGTCGCCACCTTTCTTTTCGCATTTCTTTTTCTCTTATTTTGAGTGTTTTCTGTTCTTCCTCTTTTTCTCTTTTTTCTTCTTCTATTTCTTCAGGAAATTTAGGACGCTGATAAAGACATAAGAAATCTACCCCAATGATAAAAATTATAACTGCCACAAGTGCTGAAAAACAAATAATTGCAAATTCTAAATCAGATGGTTTTCGTTCATCCGTAATTTGATTTTCATTAATAAAATCTATATAAAAATAGACAAATACAGCAAGCCCTACGGCTATTAATGTTTTAATAATATAAAATTTACGCTTTGTCATGGTATTATGTTTTTTTGTTTATATATAACATTCATTTTTTTATAAACTATTATTTAGGTTTTGTAGATTTTAATAAGCTCTTCTACAAGGGCTTGTCGAGCATCTTCATAAAACCAAAAATAATATTCAGAGTTCAGCGGCTCTGCCTTTTTGTTTAGAATACCATAGTTATAGGGAGGAGCTTCTTTTACTTCTCCATCTTCTTCATAGTGTTCTATTTTGTACCATATTTCACTATGTAAATTATGCTCTCTAAACCATTTGAAGACTTGTTCCCAAGCAGGAATAGATGTACAGCCTTTCGTCTTATTATAATTGAAATACTTCAACTCTCTCAGTTCTATAACATTGGGATCCTCATTGTGTATTCTTTCTTCTATTTCTATACACTGATATCCCATACCACTTATTGCCTCGGAGTTATAATACAAGCAAGGTTCATTAAAACCAATTTTTTTGAGTTCCCTGGCTATCTCTATAGGGACAAGCCAAGAGGGATAATTTTCTTTATTCATGTTCTTTATTTTTATTTGTTAATAATTTCTCCTAAACTAAGTACAAAGTATCTTTTTCCTTTTTCTGCACCCCATTCACTTTTTCCTGTGCCTTGGGTGATACTCTTTAGTTTTTTTGTAAATTGTGGGGCGTTGGCAGCATACCCATTGCGAAAGATGACCTTATCGTATGTCTTTCCCATAAGCCGCTTTTCCCAGTAAGGTTTGATTTCTCTGTATTCCTCTGTTTTTTTACCTGACAAGATGAGGTCAAACCATTTCTTTTTGAGTGTAAGGTGTAAAATATTCATATTCTATAGGATTTTAATCTTAAAAACTACATACACAGCTGTCAGCTATTTCAAATGGAAATGATAGTTGTATGGGTTCTTGGGCTAACCTTACCAAGTCCTCTATACTCCTGCGATCCCTGAACATAGTACTCTGATAGGTGCTTTCCATTTCCTTAAACCAATCGATAAATCGGGTGCCGTATCTGATATTATCTATAAGGTTAGGAGTACTCTTTTTCCAACAAAGCTCACAATTGCCATACTTGTTATGTATGCCGAGTTTGAAAGGTTGTCTATCCCAAAAGATATTCAGTTCATGCTGCCCAATAGGTACTTTAAAATCCGTTAGCAAGGGAAATATACGCTTAGTGTCAACTTTTATCTCGGCCCAGCTAATACGCTTGGGCATATCCTCCTTGCGGTAACCAATAGCTAGTTGATAACTATCCTTTCCTTTTCCGAAGAGGTCATTAGCAAACTTCTTAGTAGGATTACTTTTTAGATAGTCAGAGCAATAAGGTGCCCCCATATTAGGCAGACCGTTATAATGACCTTTGTTATAGTGAGCTATCATATCAGCAAAGGTTTGAGCCTGCATATCCATTGTTTCAAAATCTACTATCTTATAGCCTACTCCTACACCTTTCTCTGTGGAATATACACCTTCTATGATTGTAAGAGGTATTTTCCAGTACTTCACTATGTTCTTCAGAAAGTCAATGGTTTCGGGTCTTTCCATTCCTGTATTGCAGAAAATAAAGGCTTTATTATAATCAGCATACTTGGGGTGTGTTTGTATGTGACGCGCCATACGAGCTGAACTACGCCCTCCTGATACGGTTACAAGTAGATTTTTCATTCTCTATAAATTTTAATCGTTTTGCTATTAATTCTACTATATCCACGGTTACGGCATTGCCGATGAGTTTGTAGCGTTGGGTACGGGCTATGGGTTTGATAGTAGCATTATAGTCACCATATTGTGTCCAGTTGTCAGGAAAACCTTGTAGTCGTTCGCATTCTATTTCTGTAAGACGTCGCATTCTATTAATTGCATAGTTACTATTATGCCTTGTCAGTGATGGACTTATTCCATTTTCGTCAAATACTCTATTTTGTTGGTAGGGCTGTCTGCCATTGGATTCTGTGGAAGGGTTTATTTGTATCACAGTCATGTCTGAGTGTAATCCTCCTGAGTGTCCTCCGCCTGTAAGGGTACTTGCTTCCTTGGGAATGATATAGGTGTCGTCAGTACTCATCCTACCATTTGCTTTGAGAGTGGTACTAATCGGGGCTTGTGATTGACTTTGCGCTTTTGTTGTAGGAGGGAAATCATTTTTTTCGATAGGAAATACTCCTGGGATACTTCGTCCTGCAAGATGTCCGATAAGGTATATCCGCTCTCTATTTTGGGGTAGCAGCCACTTTGTATTAAGCAATTGCAATTCAAGTCTATAACCACCAATGTTGGCAAAGGCTTGGAGAATTGCCCAAAAGTCTGCGCCAGCATTTGAGGAGAATGCTCCCTTAACATTTTCCCAGACAAATACACTTGGTCTGAGCTGAGCAATGAGGGCAATTGCGTGCTGGATAAGGCTACTTTTGGAGCCTGCAAGCCCCTTTCTTCTTCCAGCAAGTGAGAAATCTTGGCAAGGCGATCCAAAGGTGATAATATCAATTCCTGTAAGGTCTGTGGGTCGAATAGTGGTAATGTCTCCGAGGTTGATTGCATGGGGAAAATTGTATTTATAGTTTGCGATTGCGTGTTTGTCTATCTCACTAAAATAGTGTTCCGTAAAATGGTAACCTGCTCGCTGAAATCCGAGCGAAAAGCCACCTATGCCGCTGAATAGGTCAATGATTTTCATGTTTCATTTTTTCATAGATAAATCCTAACAAATTTAGATATTCGATATCTATTAATTCTTCCGAGTAGGTCTTTTCTTTTTTGAACTTTGTTGCGCAATTAATATGAAGTAAATTGCCTTCTTCACTTATTCCTGTAATTTCAACAATACTATATCCTCTATAGTATTTGATGTAATCTTCTATAAGAGCAAGAAAATTATCTTTTTTTCCAAATTCTATTATTTTCATATTTTTATATTTAAAAAGGTTTTATATTTGTAAACTTAGAAGTAGGCATATTTACTCGATAGCGTTCTGAGAGAATGCCTCCATGTCTGTTTTTTTGTATAATAACTTCTACTTGGTTATCTGTCAATTCATTATTGTATTCAGGCACATCCCAGGTCTTAATATTATAATATTCGGGGCGATAAAGGAAAAGCACCTCATCCGCATCTTGCTCTATGGCTCCTGAATCTCTTAGATCCGATAGCAAAGGACGTTTATCCGTACGCTGTTCTACATTCCTTGAAAGTTGAGAAAGAGCAATTACTGGTATATTGAGATCCTTGGCAATCCCTTTCAGACTGCGGGAGATATAGGAGATCTCATTTTCTCTGTTCTTAGCTTTCTCATAAGTGATTAGCTGTAAATAATCCACAAAGAGAATATCTATGTTGTGCTTGAGTTTCATCATTTTAGCTTTGATTTTTAGGTTTTCTATGGATATAGCCGAGGTATCATCTATATGTATATTCATTTCTAACAGATTAGGTTTCATTTGTATATATCGCTGTATTTCTATCTCTTTCAATCCTTTCCTGAGAATGGCTGAGTTGGGTATCTCTGTATAATTGGTGATGATCCTGCCCGCTATTTGCTCTGCGGACATTTCCAAGGAGAAAACCCCTACCGATTTTCCTAAGGCTACCATATCTACTACTTGTTGTACTAAGAAGGCCGTTTTACCCATCCCAGGGCGACCCGCCACAATTGTAAGATCTGAATTTTGCCAACCTCCGAAAGCCTTATTAATGATAGCAAGTGAGCTTTCAAGCCCCATAGGCTTTCCTTTCATGATATTTTCAAAGTTCTGTTGTACCTTCTCTACAAGCTCCGGAAAGGGCTTTTGCTGCTTATTATTTTCGATGAACTTATCTACAAATAGGGTATCAAAATATTCAAAGGCTTTGTCTCTAATATCCATTATATCCCTATCTGGGTCGTTGGCAAAGTGCAATAATGTAGAGAATTTACTAATAAAGTCTCTCTTTACAGCGTTCTGAACCAAAACCATAAGATGAAATTCCATGTGTGCAGTAGTCGTTACCTTGGATGTCAATTCTACACAATAGGGAGATAGTTCCTTGGATAGACCCCTCTTTCTTAGTTCCTTACTTATCAGTAGTAGATCCACAGCCTCATTCTTGTTCCAAATGTCCATTATCACCTCAAAAAGTGTCTGATGAGCAGGTGCAGAAAATAAAGACACATTGAGAATGGTATAATATTTCCCTATTAACTGGCATTCTACAATAAGATTTCCCAGTACTCTTTGTTCTATCTCTATGTCTATAGTATCATTCATTGTATGTTGATTTAGGTCTATTTATCTTAGGTATGTTAAAAATATTTCCTTGATTAGAATTTTTCAAATAAGGCATGGTGCTTTTCAAGGTTGATTTCCAATTGAGGATAGGTTTACCATATCCATTTACCCAATTATTTTCATTCCACATTTCATATTTTGTTTTTAGATGAGGTATTAAACTTTCCTCATATAACTCTAATGTTTTAGCATATTCAATGAATTCCTCAAGAGTAGGAGGCTCTATATTTAGTTTAGGTTTACTCTGTTTTGGAGGCGTTGCTACAGAAGACGCTGTAGGTGGTACTTCTATAGTAGGAGGTGTATCTATAGCTGGCACTATCACTTCTTGAGGTACTTTTTTCTTTTCTGCAACAGGAAGCTCTTTATTACTTTTCCTAACACTATAATCAAGAATTATTTTATAGAGAGTGGGATAACCATTTATAATTTGATAACTAATAAGTCCTAAGTTCCGCAATATATCCTTATTGACCTTTATAGTCTTTCTATTTAGTCTTAGCATTCTGCTCATTTCCTTGTCAGAAAGTTCAAAATCATTTTGGTTTCTATCATTCCATTTTTCTAACAGAAATAAATAGATACTTATGGCAGGCGCATTCAACGGATATTCTTTTATGAATAGCCAAAATTTCTTTATCAATTCGAGATATTCCATCATTTCTTATCTTTAATGTTATTGAATAGCTCTAAGGCCTTGTCCTTATCTATGATTATCATCTTTCCATTTTGGAATATAGCTTCGTCCAAAATTCCTGATGCCTTTATTCTACTTGCTTTTGAACGAGAACATCCTAATGTCTTAGCTAATCCTTTAATACCATATTCATACTTACTATTCTTTGCAGAAAATAAAAGTTTTATTTGTGCGTTTTGTAATTCTAAGAACTCGCCTACTGTTAGTTTAAATAGTGGTGTATCATTATCCATGTTTAAAATACTTTTATTCCCTTATGATAGCCGTTCCAGTTTTTAGGAGGATACAGCTGTTTATTCCTTAATAGCTCCCGAAGTACTTCTACCTCATCTAATAGATCTTGGGAGACTTCCTTTAATTTCTTACGTTGCTCTTTCTTTGCTTGCTCCTCCTGACTACCTTGTAGCATACCAATAAGTGTTTGTTTGTCAGTATCTGACAAATCAAACTGGGTTATGGTATTATATGCTATTTGTACAAGAGGGTTCATGAGATGATCCGTTTAACGTTTGAGTTCGTATATCATTGTTTCAAGTTCGTGACGAAGTTTGTTTTTATTGAGTAATGCTTTTTGGTAAAGTGCTTGTACTATTTCGGGGTTATAAGTATTATAATACAGAACACTCTTTACTGTATTCTTATTAAAGCCATATTCTTTGGCCACAGCTACTAAATCTCCTTTAAGCAGGTTTACACGAATAAGGTCAAATAGTTCCAACTGCAAGTCTTTATTTTTATTTGAGGGAAGTAGTTTGCCTTGGAGGGCTATTTTCTCCATTTCAATAAAATATTTACGCGCTTGCTTGCCTTTTTCTGTTTTTTCCACCATAGAGAGTTCCTTGGCCATATCAAGGGTCAGAGCGTATTCTTTTGAAGGGCGACCTCCATTGGAGTTTTCCCCCATTTCGGGGAAAACCTCATAATCCTGTCCCTCTATAAATCCATATTCTTCTATACGATTTTTAACCCAGGTACTAAAGTCCCTACCCACCTCTAAGAATTGGTGTAATTCTCTGGCGGATACAGCTCTTTGGCCGTCTTTTTCTGTTATTTTTATAAGCTCATTCATAATTTCATATTTTCTATATATTCTAACAGAATATCCCTATTTTTTGTTCCTATCTGAGGAATAATAGCTAACCACATATAAGGTGATATCATATCTCCTAATGGAATTCTATCATACCACTGTTCATACCTTATTTGGATATCTTTCTTTAATTCATTGAGTTCTTCTTGAGGTATTTTATCCCTGAATATATTCTCTATGTTATCTATGATATCTTCATATCGCAAGAAGAAAATTATCTTTAAAAATTGTTCCCTATTCATTTTTCATGTCTTTTATAATGTTCTGACTCTCAATATAATCGCTAAAGATTTCTTCCTCGGTATAGCCTTGTTCTTTGTAGAACATCACGGCTTCCCAGAGTCTGAGTATGCGGCTATCCCTATTCCTGCGAATAGAACTTAACAACGATCCCTGCTGAATGCCTATTTTCTTAGCAAGCTCCATACTGAAGTTATTATCTGTCAGTATCTTTTCTGTAATAGTGTCACTAATTTTCATGTCGTTTCAATTAAATTTGATGTTATTTTTTTATTAATTTTTCTCTCATGCATTTCTATACCAAAAGGTATATATAAGCCAACTAAAGAGATAATAGCGAGTTTCTGTATATTGTAACTCACCAACTTTATTTAGGTGGTAATACTTCTTAGTTCTTACAAACTCAGCACTCAATTTTTCTAAGGTTGGGGCTATGACTTTCAT